GAATTAGCCATCATTATTGGTGGTGTGGCATTTGTTTTGTTCTTGGTTGCTATTGGTATTTACGAACTCATGGATTTTTGTGAGACTACCAAAAGGTGTGGGCGGTGAATGAGTATCAGAAAACATTTGATTTAGCCTTGAAAATCATCGTGTATGGTTTGGTAGCTTTATGGTTTCTAGGTTTTCTAAAGTTCTTGCCTGATGACTTGTCGGACAAGATTGTTAATCTTTTACTTGGAAGGGTTGGATTAGGCAAATGAGAATTACCACTTACCAAGAGAACGCCAAGATGCTCTCGGAGGCTCACAGAGTGATCCACCAACAGAATATGAAGCGTTTGGCAGAGTTAACCAGACAAGCTGACCAACAACAAAAGGTTCAGGAAATCAAGACTCAATGGGCTAGATTGGTGGATATCAAAGTATGAGATATCTCCTCATGTTATCAACTACTTCTAGGTGGTTGCCTAGAGGACAGGTACCGATATTTCTGTCAGAACCCAGATAACTTTCATGCCGAACAGTGTCAAAAGCCTCGATGCCAGTTTACTCAGACTTGTCCTGAGTACTTGGTCGCCCCAATCCTAGAGAAAAAGGTAAACGATGTCCAACCAGAAAAGACTAACAATTGAAGAGGTAGAGGTAATTGTTTGGGGCTTTGTGGTCGTTGCGGTCACTTGCATCCTGTGCTTCATTGTGGTCGCACTGCTGTACTCAGTAACCTTTGTTACACAGCCAATTAAGTCGATGGCTCCAATCGATCAGGCTTACACAAAGATGCTGAATGACATTGTTTTGCTTATTGTTGGCGGTATTGGTGGAGTGATGTCTAAAAGGGCTGTAGGAGCCGCTTCTAAGGCTCTAGGAGCGCCCAATCCACCTCCGATGATGCAACCCATGTGCGCACCCCAACAAGGCTTCCAAGGCGGTTATCCAGTAAGTTCATCCTACGCACCTCCACAATCGGCTTTTGGTTTGCCAAGCCAACCTTTTGGTGCTATGCCTGTTTGGACTAATCCTGAGTTGGATGAAAGTTGGACTCCTGGCCCTCCACCAACAACTCCACCAGATCACCAAGAGCCAGATGAAGTTCGTGAAGAGATTGCCAAAGCTCGTCAGGAGGCTGACTAATGCTACCTCTACCTTGGTTAATCGTTGGTGTTCTCATATCCTTGTTTGGTACTTACAGGGTAGGACACCACTATGGATGGCTAGAGCGTGATAACGACATGAAGATAGCCATTGCTAAAAAGAATGAAGAGTCCCGTAAAACTGAACAAAAACTTACTGAACAACTTAACGCTAACGCAACCAAACTTGAAGAGGTTAACAATGTTGTCAATCAAAAACAGTCTGCTCTTGATCGTGCTATTAGGGCTGGGCGCGTGCGCATCTCCTCCCCCAGTTGTATATCAGCCCCCACAAATCCCTCCCCTACCGCCTCAAATCAAGAAGCAACCAGTAAACCTGACAGACAGGCTGACCAACCTTCTGATGCCGAGCGAGAAACCCTCGCAGCCATCGCAGAAATAGTAGCCCAAGGGGATAAGAATACTGCCGCTTTGAATGCTTGTATTGAGTCTTATGAGAATGTTAGAAATTTGTTAAACTCTAAATAGCAAAAAACCAAGCAGTTGCGAGCTACTTGGCTTTTCTAACCAATCGATGAAAGGAACATCTATGGCTGAAAAAATTTTAACTCAAAATCGTTTAAAAGAACTTTTAGAGTACAACCCAGAAACAGGATTGTTTATTAGGAAAAAAACAACTGCTTCAAATGCCCAAGTTGGGAATATTGCAGGATGCTTAAATAAACACACAGGGTACACATCATTTTCAATTGATGGAAAAGAATATTATTGTCATCGGCTTGCTTTTCTATACATGACGGGATGTTTCCCAGAAAAACAAGTTGACCATATAAATAGGATTAGAGATGACAATCGGTGGATAAATTTAAGAAAAGCTACAAGTACAGAAAATTTACAAAATACATCTTTAAGAAAAAGTAATAAGTCAGGTGCTAAAGGTGTTTTTTGGTATGCACAAAAAAACAAGTGGATTGCTTACATAAGATTTGAAAACAAAAGATATTCACTTGGATACCATGTAAATTTTGAAGATGCTGTTCTTGCAAGAAAACAAGCTGAGGACAAATATTTCACTCATCACAAAGGTTAAATGATGGTCACTGCTGAACAACTAAAGAAACTGCACATTGCTGAACAATGGGTTGACCCGCTAAACGAAACTTTTGAGCGTTTCGACATTTCCAACCCACTTCGCCAGGCGGCTTTTATTGGTCAAGCAGGGCATGAGAGTGCTAAATTTACTCGTTTATCAGAAGGATTGAGCTATTCTGCTGAGCGGCTAATGGTTATCTGGCCTAAGCGTTTCCCAAATATGGAGATTGCACAGAAGTATGCGCGGAATCCTAAAGCCTTGGCAAACTTTACATACGCCAATCGTATGGGAAACAGAGATGAAGCCTCTGGGGATGGGTATCGTTTTGCTGGCGCTGGACTCTTCCAGCTAACTGGACATAGCAATTTCTACCATGCTGGTCAAGCATTAGGAGAAGATTTCGTTATGCAACCAGAGTTGGTTAAGACTCCAAAGTATGCTGCACTAACTGCGGGCTGGTTCTGGTCTACACATAAGCTAAATCAGTATGCAGATGTCCGTGACTACAAGACCATGACCAAAAAAATTAATGGCGCATATATCGGTCTTGCAGACAGGGAAAAAGAGATCAATCACGCATTAGCAGTATTGACAGACTGAGTCTTCACAAAAATTCCCTCTTTGTTTAGGAAACCTGACCTGTCCTTAATCTCGTTATACGCACCTTGAAAACAAGTTAGAAGGTCTAGGTCAGCACAGGCACATCCCATAACTAGAGTTGTAAGAATATCTCCATATGCGTCTGCCATAGCCTCTCTATCGCCTTTTGAGATAGCATCGAATAGTTCTTCTAGCTCTTCTTTGGTCTTTAAGGCTTGAGCGAATGGAGTGCTGTTCTGGACAATGCCCCTCGCAGTTCCCCAAACAATTACATCCATCTCTGTTTTAGCAAAACTCATTGTTTTTCCTTAATCCATGTGCAATCAAAACAAACCTTCATCATCCAACGAACAAACCAGTTAGGTTCACATCCTTTTTTTGGTACAAATGTAATGCCATCATTTGTCTCTGGTTTGTTGCCAAACATATAGCATTTCCATTCAGACCTTTCAGGTATGTGGAACTTGTATGTACCCTCTGCTCGATAGATGTCTTTATCAAAGCGAATTGTTTCATTAGTTTGTTGTTCATCCACTGTTCTTACTCCTTAGTTTGGCTTCGATGGCTTTAGCAAAATCAATTGCCCAAGGGTGACACTCTGTCTCCCAAAATTCAGACCACTGCAATCTAATCTCCTCATCCGTCAGCGGCTTGCGCTGTGTTGGGGTGGTGTAGAGCTTTGTGCCAACAGGCAACATTTTTGTAAAGCTACATTTAAACGCTCCTTCAATAGCATCCACAATTTCACCCACAGGCTCTTGCTCTGGCTGTGCCAAGGCTTCTTTGATGGCGGTGATGGCTTCCGCACACTCTTTGATGTTGTGCGCTGGCATTAGGTTTGATTCGGTAGGCCAATATGCGTTTGTCAACGCCTCCAACGCCAACTTCAATGCTTCGTCTTTAGTCATGCTTGTCCCCTTGCTCGGATGGCGGATTCAACAACAAGCCCAAGGTCGGAATGATTTGGCAAAGCATACTTGCCCACCTCCGCACACGCAGAACGCTCGGCAGAAGCAACAAGGGCGGCAAAGGCTTCAAGATTATTGATGTATGTAGGTTTACCAAGAAGCCCCGCCTCTCGTGCCATGCGAATAATGTCTTCTTTAGTCATGTTGGTCTTTTTATGGATAACATTTCTTGCTTTACTTGTTGAAAGTGATGCCAAAGAATTTCTTGTTTGTGCATTTCTAATACACCAATTAACTCAGCAGTTATTAACTTGTCATTGTATTTTTCAACAACATCAAAAAGGTCATAACAAAATTCTCGAATTATTTGTTCTTTATTCATCTGATTCTCCTTATTGGCTCTTGATATTTCTCTGGAGGAGGAGGCATCATCTTCTCTGAAGGTGGAGTCCATCCGTGTTTTCTCCATAACGCTTGAACGTCTGAACCACTTTCCCACTTGAAATCCTTTGTTGGAATAGAGGGATAGCTTATCTTTGAATGTGGAGGTAGTTCGATCATTTGACAGCCTTCATAACACGTTGTTTACGACCAGAGCGACCTACTTTGACTCCAGTAATTTCAATGAATCCTTTGTCTAACAGAGATTTGTATCGTGCTGTTATTGAGGAATATGGGTACTGAGGGAACAACTCTAAGACTTGATCTGAAATACAACCTTCAGGAAAGCCTTTTATAGCCTCATAGACAAGTCTTTCGAGCTTGGTGGTGTCAACTACTTGAGCCGCTTCTTGACTCGTTGTAGGGTCTTCTTTTCGTACCAACTTAAATGCTGGTGTGCCAAAGAATCTCTCCATTGACTGCTTCATGTTGCCAAAAATATCATTCATCATTCACTCCTATCATTGTTAAAAAGAGGGGTACTGGCGTTCGTCCGACATTTCTGTCCGCTTTCCCCCATATTGGTGAAGCCTACTCGCTGCGTCTGTGTTGCATCCACCGAGAACTCCCAGTAGCACAGCATCCGCTTTCAGCTTCGTAAACTAGAAGGGCAGGTCTCCCCCGTCATCAAACCCTGTGTCTTTTGATCGTGTAGAAGGCTTCATAGGTTCTTTTGGTGCTACTGCTAGACCCATAAACTTGCCACTCTTACCTTCTTTAACCCATGCTGATATCCAATAATCTTTTCCATCAACAGTAATATTTCCCTTGTACTGTGGAGACCGATCATTGTCTGTTTTATCGGCTTTAAAAAGTACACCACTGTTATCGCGCTTTTCCATATTAACTTCCTTTACTTTTCTTTAATGCTGAACGGACAGATGATTCCAAATGGTTTGACAAGTAAACCTTCTGATCCGACTCTAGCTCTTGTTCGTCAATCATGGCTAAAGCATCAACTGCTTTTCCACTTTTAACTAACTCTGTTACAGAGGTTGCAAGGTCTTGCAAGAACTCTTTGATGTCTTGTGGCAAGTCTTCACCAATACCGCCTCGTGGTGATATTACAGGAGCTTGTTTCTCATCTTTAAGTGGAGCAGAAGAATCGAGGGCATCATGCTCTACGATTTCCATTGCTGACACCCAAAGATAGCGCCTGGTATATGTCTCCACCGCACCGAGATTTTGGATAGGATGACACCCCTTTAGATTGGCATCTGCCATAGGGCTTGTCAACTTGATCTCAGAGTTATCGTCTGTGTCTGTGATTGTCAGGGTTGCCAGTTCTTTATCGAACGATACAACACCGCAAAGACCTACCTTTGAGAAGATTTGATTGATTGTTGGCAAGAAGTCGCCAAGCTCAAAGTATTGATAGCCAGCAAACTTGTTGTGACCTGATTTCTTGAGTGGAGCAGCCTGAAGTGCAATTCGTGCTTCCATTAACTTTTTATGTACGCCCATGATTTTTCCTTAAATGTGTTTCCACGCAGATTTATTAACTATTTTGCTTATTGTTTGAAAAGCAACTCCAAATTTTTCACCAACTTCTTTCAGTGAAACAACGCCACGCACATACATTTTTCTAATTTCATGTATCTGGTTCTCTGTCAACTTGCTACTTGCAACTTTTTCACCTTTTGCTGAACATTCTGGATGCACTTTTAAACCATGCTTTTCACCTTTTGCACTCCTACCTTTAAGTTTCATATCGGCAAGGTTTTCTTTTTGAGTGCAAATAAACAAATGGTCTGGATTAACGCAAGATGGGGTATCGCACTTATGCGCAACAACCATTTTCTTTGGAATTTCACCAAAGACTTTTGATGCTGCAACTCGATGTGCGTAAACTTGCTTGCCATTTTGCGATGTAACACCATAGCCGTTTCCAGCTTTAGCTTTTGTCCAAAGAATACAGTCTGACATATTCACTCCTTTAAAGATATTTATCTAACTCTTGATTGATGATTTTCTGTTGTTCAGCGACTGTTAGGTCTGAGAACAATACATAGTTGTTTTCATCGCAACACTTTTTGTTTGCTTCCAAACAGTATGCGCAGTATTGGATGTCTGCAAAGTTCTCCAAATAGGTCTGAAATAATGATTTCATTAGTGCAACCTATCAAAAGCCATTTCCCACAGAACATCGCTTGCCAGATCGGTGAGGCTATTCAACTCATCTTCTGTTAGCTCTGTTCCATCTTCGTAGCATCCATAAGAGAAGTAGGCATCAGAGAAGTCTGGATAATCTCTTGAATCTACTCCATCTACTTCTAGGTCTACGACCTTCTTTCCATTAAGTATCGGCATCATTCGCCTCTTGCTTTCAGCATAGCGTCTGCCATTAAGTAAGCATCACGGGAAAGCACATCAAAAAGCACTGGTGCTGTGCCCGTCAGTGTGGATGCAAATCCTTGCATAGCCTTAGCCGCAAAGTAGTCACGCAAGGTCATGCCCGTATATGGGTCTCCCAAGTCATCAACTCCTGGAAATGCTGGTTCATTCATATTCACTCCTATTTGTTTATCAAAATGTGGGTTTTTGCAATTCGTCCCTGCTTTACGCTTGATCTAATCAACCATGTTGAGCACAAGTTTCGATGGCATTGCAACTGTTTGGCTCGATGGACTTCGAGAGGAAAGTTGCCCAACACCTCTAATGTGCCACAGCTTTTTAGCCTTTTGCACTAGGGGAAACCCTTAGTTACAAGACTATTTTTTCATGCTAGGCTACTCCTATGAACATCGAACAAATGGAACAAACTTGTGCGGAAACCCTACAGGGCTACGCTAATCGCATGGCTAGTGTCTATGTGGATCATCCAGAGGACTTTACCGCTGCTGTAACTGCTCTGCTTGCCAGGACACTAGAACTCCACCTCAACAGACCTCTCAACCTAGAAAACCTTTATAAATGACTCAAGCCCTAGTTATCAAAGCCTTGCAAAACGGCCCTCTTACCTCTCACCAAGTAGCAAACCTTACTGGTATGCCTCAAGCCACAGTCTTATGTACTGCCAAAACACTACGCAAAAATGGTAGATTGACAACAGAAATGGTCAAAGTTGGAAGACATTGGGTTGCTCAGTACACCTTGGCTGAGAATGAAATAGAAAAGCAAGAAAATGGTGTAAAGATCATTTGTGGAATTAAGACTTACGGCATATTTACAAAGTCAGAATATGCACAGATGAAGGCACAAGCTACTCGTTTGCTTGGAAAGCCTCCTGTAAAAGAAATCACAAACAATCAATTTATTTGAAAAAACTTCTTGACATTTCTTTGGACTGTGTATAATCCAAATCGTCTGAGTGGCATCAGACGACGAATCAACTTGAGAACCCCTCAGATACCTGTGCGGTCTTGCCTGACAACAGGCGAACTTTTGAGTTGATTCAATCGTCTGTTGTTGCTCTCGCCAAGAGCCAAGACCACAGAGTTATTTGAGGGGTTTTTGCTTTTGGGGACTGTAAGGATTGCAGACCAAAGTTAGCTGCAAATAAAGTAGGACTCAGAACCTAGCCATTAGAGACTGGACACAGGTAGACCGCTAGAAATGCCGCCGTAACTGTGTTGAGAGGCAACGGGGGAACTATCCCAAGCCAAGCCCACATGAGTGACCCTTAATTGGGATGCAGGAACGGGCAGATAGGACGCTCTGAGGCGTGTAATCCTGCAAGCTATGCAATCAGTAAGGTATAGCCCAATGTTCGTCCCAGACTCGTCTGAAACTAGCATAGGTACTCACTAATCTTGTTAACTCAGGATTAGGTGAGTATTTGCCAATTTGAACCCGACTGAACTGAACTAGCATATATGGGAGAAGTAGATGAAATACTTGATAAACCAGAATAAGCCTTCATCACGGGCGCACATTTGGGATGATGGAGACACCTACTGCAAGATGTATTCGACTGGTGGGATGCGTAAAAAGAAATACAGGGTTTATCCTGATTCACAAGGCAAGGAAATCTGTTTAATGTGTGGGAATGTTTGGAAACAAATACACACTTTTACAAAGGATGCACATGGATAAGTTTGAGCTATTTTGGGCAACATGGCCTAAATCATTTAGAAAAGGTGGCAAGTCAGCTTGTCTAGCAAAGTGGAAGAAATACTATTGCGACACCTGTGCAGACCAGATCATCAAACACATTGAGTGGATGAAAACAACAGATGCTTGGAGAAAAGACGATGGAGCTTTTATTCCCGCACCTTTGGTCTATCTGAACCAACAAAGATGGGATGGAGCAGAAATTCCTGAATCGTTCGGGATCAAAGTTGAAGTGCAAATTGATCCTGCTCTCGCCAAGATTGAGGCTGATAGAAAAAAAGCCGCCCCAATGCCAGACCATATCAGAGCTAGATTAGCCGAACTAAGGAAATAAAATGAAATTTAGAAAGAAACCCGTTGAGATAGAGGCGACGCAGTGGTTTAAGAATGGCGATCATCCAATGGATCACGACCCATTTGGCAACACCCCAAGGACAGACATTGCACTTGAGAAGTATCAGGACTACTTGCAAACCGAAGGTAAAGTGGTGCGTTATTTTCGTCACCCCGACAAAGCGTATGCAGGCGAGCGTCAGTGCAACAAATGCGGCGAAATAATGCAAAAACACGGTTGGATTGACACTCTGGAAGGTGGTCACATCGTCTGCCCTGGCGACTGGATCATCACAGGCGTAAAGGGTGAACACTACCCATGCAAGCCTGATATCTTTGAAATGACTTATGAGGCAGCAGATTGAACTATTTTGAAGCCATGATCCTGTTAGACAAAGTAAAGGATGGAAAGAATGTTCCGCTTTACCTGATAAACAAAGCATTGGAGCTTACTGGCGACTTATGTATTCCAGAAGAAATGTAGAAGGCCCAAGCGATAGAAAAATCCTCGAGATGGCAGAGGCTCGTGAACTCTATCGCAATTGGGAATGGTCAAAGAATCGTGATTTGATTCGTGCCAGATTGGAACGAGCAGAGCGAATCTATGGCATAGGCGCTAGAGATCGCATAAGAGCTTTTATGAAACAAATGCAAGATGGGACACTTGAATGACTTTTATGGTAACTTTTAAAGTAGATGGCGACCCTGTTGGCAAACAAAGAGCAAGGTATGCCAAACGTGGAAACTTTGTCCAAACTTACACACCTGACAAAACCCGCAACTATGAGTTTTTAATCAAAGAAGCGGCTATTGAAGCAATGGGAAGCAGCGAAGCATTAGAAACCCCTGTAAACCTGTATTTGTACATTCGAGCGCCAATCCCTAAATCATTGCCTAAAAAGCGCCTAGAAGCCTGTTTAAACGGCTCTGAGAAGCCAATTAAGAAACCTGATGCCTCCAATGTGCTTAAAAGCGTAGAAGATGCAATGAATGGAGTGGTTTACAAAGATGATTCTCAAATTGTGAATATCCACGTTACCAAGGTTTACAGCTCCCAATCTGGGATCGATGTGTGTGTTAAGGAGTGTTTGGAATGAGAAACCCGTTTGAAATATCAGAACCGACTGTAATTAGCTTTTCAGGTGGCAGGACTTCTGCTTTTATGCTTTACAAGGTTTTGGAAGCTCATCAGATGAACCTACCATCAGAAGCAAAGGTTATTTTCTGTAATACTGGAAAAGAACACGAAGCCACTCTTGATTTTGTGAGAGACATAGAAAAACAATGGAATGTGCCTATTGTTTGGCTTGAATTCACTAAAGAGCAGCCTAAGTTCAAGGTGGTCAACTATGAAACAGCAAGCAGGAATGGTGAACCATTTGCTGAAATCATTGTCAGCAAGCAGTTTTTACCAAACCCTGTCATGCGATTCTGTACAACAGAACTAAAAATCCACCCGATTACCCGATACATGGCTTCAATCGGAATAGATGAATTTCAGACCTTGGCAGGAATCAGGGCAGACGAACCTAGAAGGGTGGTAAAGCTCAGAGAAACCCTCCATGCACCACTTGCCATTGCTGGAATCACACAAACAGATGTCCAGGATTTTTGGAAGAACCACAGCTTTGACCTTGGCATTGAGTTCAGGGACAAAGTAACACCACTTGGAAACTGCGATTTGTGCTTTATGAAGGGTGCGCATCAGCTTGCAAGCATTATTCAAAGAGAACCTGAAAGAGCTATTTGGTGGGCAGAACAAGAGAAAAAAATTGGTGGTCGATTCTCAAAAGATAAACCCGATTACACCCAAATGATGAATTACGGGAAAAGCCAAATTGATATGTTCGACAAGAATGAAGAAACCATTGCTTGTTTTTGCGGTGACTAAGGGTAAATCCCTATTCAATCGCCAATCAAACAAGCGTAAAGTTTAATTTTTAACAGGAGTGAATCATGAGTACATGGGAATTTGACACAACCACAGGTGCAGGCAGCGAGATTGTTACTGTCGTTTATGAGTATGAAAACGATGGAGAAACAACCTATAACGAGTCAATCAAAGAGATTTGGTTCAATGGTCGTGATGTCATTGGTTTACTGTCTGATGAACAATTCAAAGAACTAGAAATCGAGGCAGCCATGCGGTTTCAACATCACAAACTTAACTACAAATACGAATGATGGGCATTATCAGAACATGGCTCAATGACCATGACTTCATTGATAGACCAGACCGAAACGAAGTGTTAGAGGAGGTCGCCAAGGAATTCGACAAAATGAAATCCTTGGGTGACACAGCACAGAGTTTTGCCTCTTATGTGCGAAACATGAAAACCTGCCCTCCATGTTTGAATACTTGCGAACAAGGCAGAAACTGTCCCGCTAGAAAATGAGAAAACGAACTAAACGCAAGATTTGGGCTTTAATCGATCCAATCACTCATGCAATCGTTGGAGCTTCAATCACCCACAGGGAAAGACTAGACAAGCTCCGAATGATGGAATACTCAGCCCTTGAATCAATAACCAAGGGTAATGGAACTATCCACGATTGGAGAACCCTAGTGGACGTTTTAAACCTAAGTGAAACAATGGCGAGAAACAATATCGGAAAAGATGAAGTCCTCCCTGTTTGCCAAAAGGCTCAAGAAGCCCTCCATGAGGCCGCAGAACGCTACCAAAAGAGCTTGAGCATGGGTTTATCAGGACAAGGCATTCAAGCGGTTAGAGAGCTAATCGAATATGCAGACCTTCAACAATCGAGTATTTCAAGGGCAGATTTTGAAAAGTACATTCAAAAAACCCGTGACTACATCAGATCAAACGGCAACCTAGTGGTGGAAATAACATGACCAAAGACGAAATTTATAAGATGGCACAAAAGGCTAGGTTTTATGTCGAAAGAAATGAAGTTTATAGCCCATCCAATCAAGCAGATCACGAGTTAACCGAATACTTAGAACGCTTTGCTATCTTAGTTGCTAAACAACAGAGAGAAGAGGAAGCAAAACTGGTCGAAGGCATGACCCTAGAGTGGCCCGATCAACCTGAATTTGCCCAAGTAGAGAGAACAACAATTCAAGATTGCGCCAAAATTATTCGACAAAGGGCAATTACCTATGATTGAGCAAAAGAAAGACGCACCAGGCAATCCGCCATATTGGGTATGCACTAAGTGCAAATGGGCTTTTCAGGCTTTACAAGAGGCAAACGAGCATAGTAGGCGGTGCGGTAGAGATGAACTAGCCCCAACCTACCGACACTATGAAGGGTTTATCAAATGAACGAACCTACTCGTGCGATACAGTACATCATAGACACAGCGCCACTTTATGCCAAAGCCAAGGCCGACCGCATGTTTTTAGACGAATATCGTCGCAGTAAACACGCACAACTGAAAAGCCTTGCAGGGACTGAAGTACTGGGAAAACAGGACACGTTTGCTTATGCTCACCCAGAATACATAGAGATTTTGGAAGGCATAAGACAAGCCGTAGAGCTTGAGGAGCGTTACCGATGGCTGATGACGGCTGCACAAGCTAAGGTGGAATGCTGGAGAACCGCGCAATTCTCGGCACGCATTGAACAAAAAGCCACGCAATGAACAACAAACTAACCCCAAGGCAAAGACTGCATATAGGCAATGTAAAACTTTTACCATGCTCTGTATGTGATGCACCAGGGCCAAGTGATGCCCACCATATTGAACAAAAATTACAGCATTGCGTGGTTGCCTTATGCCGTGATTGTCACAATTCGCTGCATGGTCAAAAGTACATCTGGAAGGTCAAAAAAATGGATGAATTGTCAGCATTGAACAAAACCATTGAAAGACTGACCCAAAATATGCCCTCTAAAGCCGATTTAAACGAGTTTTGAGCGATTTTTAGCGTTAGAGCATACATCTGGTGACCCTCAAAAGCCAAAAAGCCCCGTAGAGCTTGTTTTTGATAGACAAAGAAAAACCCTCCGAAGAGGGCTTTAGGTTAGCGTTTTGTGAGTATTCGAAGTATTAGGGCGAGAGTTGCATAAATCATTCGGCCCTCACCAAAACAAGAGCATCATTTTTACATTGTTCTATTTCATCAGGACTTAAACCCAAAGACAAGTCAGGCAAAAGCTTTGTAATTCTCTCGCTTTGCTCATCAGTAGGTGCAATAATTCCAAGGTACAGGGCTTGAGTTAAAGCTTCTAATTGTGTCATTTTTAATCCTTAAATAGTACAGCAACCACAGCATGGCGCATCGATACAGCGCCCTGATTTATTCCTGTAGTTTTCGTGGCCACTCTAAGGTCATGTTTTCGACCA